AATGGTGAATGGGAGGTACAATGATTAAGAATATAATCATACTCTCACTAATACTAGTTATTGTAACTGGAATGTCTGGAAGTGAGTTTTTAGAACATATTTCTTTCGGACTTGACAAATTACAAGAAATAGTATATACTATAAAAAGTGAGGTTAATTAATTATGAATAAAGTGATAAAACTAGTATCAGTTGTAGTAGCAGGCCTTTTAGTGGCTAACTGTTCAGCAACTTATAAGATGAAAAATGAGAAAGGAAAAGTTTTAAATACAGTACCAAAATGGTATATGGCTGACTTTTCTGAAAAGAAAGCGTGTGATACACCAACGTTTGGTAAAGACAAAGATAAAATGTGTATCTTTGGTGTTGGTACAGCAGTATCACCAGACCTTAATCTAGCAATAGAAAAAGGTATGATGATTGCGAAAGCTGAACTTGCTGACATTATCAAAGGCGAAATGAATAAGTCTAGTAAACAATTCATTACTGAATTAGGAAAGAATCAAAACAAGACAACGGTATCGGAAGTTGAATCTACAATTGTAAATTTAATTAAAGATACACCAGTTAGAGGTTATGAAATCTTTGCTAAAGATGTAACAATCACAAAACAAAAATACTACAGAGCTTGGATTGGTTTAAGATTACCAATGGGTGAATTTAACAAGATGTATAATTTCACAATCTCTGAAGCTGTTGACGCTTATAATGTAAAAGAAAAAGCACAAATTGCTTACGAAAACTTAATAGGTAAAGATGATGGAAATAATAATATACAGTAAACAAAACTGTACATTTTGTAACAAGGCTAAACATTTAGTTAAGACACTTGGTTATGAATATACAGAAAAAAAGATGGAAGAGTTTGACTCTCCTCAAGCCATGTTAGAAGACATTGGTAAACAAGTAAGAACTATGCCACAAATAAAGATTGATGGTCAATTAGTCGGTGGTTATAATCAACTAGTAGAGTATTTTGCTGACATGGGTAAAGTAAACTTTAAGGGTGAAATTATATAGTGGCTGATGATAATATCATACAATTTCCAACAAACCGTATTGTTGAAAAGTCAACATCTGGTCCTCCAAAAGATGAAAAGGCGGCCAAAAAGTTACGAGATCAACAAACAAAGCAATTTGTAGAAACGGCTGTTGATGATATTAGTATGAATTTATTAAGACAACTATATGATCTTTCAATCAAAACAGATGGTTATAACTTTACTAAAGATTTAGCCATACTAGTTGATATGATTAGAGGTTTAATCTATAGAGATTTTAATATGAAACACCCTACACAGGAATTATCAGATAAACTTGTTACAATAAACATCAATAAAAAAGGCGAGAAGTCTGCTAAGATTGATTACACAAAAGTTTTAGAAGTAAAGGTTAAAAGTCATAAACCTTTAAGCAACGAATTTAAAGACGAATTAGATGATCTAAATGGTATGTTTGATGGAGAAAATTTAGATGATTAACAAAATTCTTACGAGAATCGCCTTAACAGGTTGTAAAATAGTATTAACTAACCAATTGATAAAAGGAGAAAATTATGTTTGGTTTAAATAAAAAAACAGAAAATAGAGGCAGAAAGAAATTGTCAAAAAAACAACAAATTCTTAATGCTTTATTAAGAGGTCAATCAATCGCATGGAAGACTTTAAACACAAAGTTTGGTCTTAAATCACCAAGAGCTATGGTTGATACTTTAAGAGCTGAAGGTTATATGATCTACGGTTCAAAAGTAAAAGGTAACCACGTGTACAGAATTGGTACACCAACGAGAGCAATTATCTCAGCAGGTATCAAAGCTTTATATGGTACACCTTTTAAATACGACAATGCTTCTGTTGTAGCACCTACAAAAGCTACAGTAGCTTCTATTGACGCTTAATTTAAATATACATATTGGTGGCGAGAAATCGCCACCAGTAATACAATGACATTTGCTCACGGATTAGGTTTATTTTTTATAGGAACAATATTAACAGTTGTAGGTTTTACAATTGCTTATTTGCTGTATGAAAGACATAGAAAAAACATTGAACAAATTGAAGCCGATAAAAAGAAAAAGACACCTTATGACTTTAGCTAAAATGAAACCACAAAAACAATTAAAGATTGATAGAACAGAATACCAAGAGGTTGCTGATTGTATTAGAAGTGACCAAGTACCAGCAAGTCATGTTGTAGAATACTTTGGTGATAAACAATTTTATAGTTGGTACAAAAAGAAATATTTAAATGATATTAGTTGATCTAAACCAAGTTTTAATATCAAACCTTATGGCTCAGGTAAGAGGTAAGGGTGATGTAAAACCAAATAAAGAAATGATTAGACATATGGTCTTAAATTCTTTAAGAGGTTTCAATGTTAAATTTAAAGAAGAATATGGTACAATGGTATTATGTTCAGACGCCGGCAATCCTTGGCGTAGAGATTTCTTTCCTAATTACAAGTATAGTAGAAAACAAAGTAGATTAGATGGACCATTTGATTGGGATAATATATTTAAAATAATTACAGAAATTAAAAATGAGATTGCTAAAAGTTTTCCTTATGTGGTAATGTATGTTGAGAACGCTGAAGCAGATGATATTATAGCAATACTTTGTAAGTTAAGAGAAGAAGACAAATATTTAATTATTTCAGGCGATAAAGATTTTATACAATTACAACATTATGGTGATGTGTACCAATGGTCACCGTTTTTAAAGGCCTATATTGGTGAACAAGAAGACCCAATTAAGTTTTTAAGAGAACAAATTATTAAAGGTGATAGATCAGATGGTGTACCAAATATATTAAGTCCAGATGATGTGTTTGTAACAGGTGAAAGACAAAAACCTATTACAAAACAAAGACTGGAAGAGTGGTCAAATGTAGAAAATATACCATTAGGGTCAGAAACCAAAAAGAACTTTAATAGAAATAAGAAGTTAATTGATCTATCTCAAATACCTTTAACGATAGAAAATAACATTATAAATACATTTAGAAGCTATAAAGTACCAGACAGGTCGCTCCTGTTGCCTTACTTTATAGAAAATAAATTGAAGTCAATGATTGAGAATATTAGTGATTTCTGATAACATATATATGGAGTAAATAATGGCCGAACAACAACAAAATCCAAATCTAATTAGTAGAAAAGCTATGTCAGCTATGTCAAACACTTCAGGTGCTAGAGGCGAAACTGTACATGAAATTTTTACTAAAATTAATAACGCCAAAGACAAACCTAAAAAGATAGAGGTCTTAAAAAGGTACGATACACCTTACATTAGACAACTTTTAAAGGCTGCCTTTGACCCTAAAATTAAGTGGATACTTCCAGAAGGAACACCGCCTTACATAGCTAATGAGGCACCTGAAGGAACTGAACACACTTTATTAAGAAATGAAACAAGAAAATTGTATTTGTTTTTAGAGGGTGGTGACAACACAATTAGTAAAACAAGAAAAGAAACCTTGTTTATACAGATGTTAGAAGGCTTACATAAAACGGAAGCTGAAGTTTTAATAAATGTAAAAGACAAAAAACTAAACAAAGTTTATAAAGGTCTAACTGAACAATTAATAAAGGAAACTTTTAATTGGAATGATGACTTTATGAAAAATACCAAATAATTCTAACGAATCACATGGTCGGAGCTCTTCCGGCCATGCCAAAACCCTTACCTCCCAACAAAAAATAGCGCTTGACTTTTAGTCTAAAGTAGTGTATTCTATACCAATAAATATAAGGAGAATATACTATGAAAAAATACTTGATTACATTAACAATTATAATGGCAACATTATGGTTTAGTCTAACGAGTTTTATGAACTCGGCGATGGCTAATGATTATAATAAAGCTGTTATTGGTCATATTATACAATCTAAAGTTAATGGTATTGATGTAGATACTCAAAAGTTATTAGAGTACGAAATGTCAAAACTAGGACATCAATTTGCTTTAGAGTCAATACAGATTATACAAGCTTATTTACCTGCCATACTTGATGGCATATTAGCTGAAATGAGATTAAAAGCAGATAGTGAATATAAATGTTCATTATTAAAAGGTAGTCAAATAGAGGATAAAGAGTGTAATGGCAAAGGTAACGAAAAATAATAGTATGAAAGTTAAGAAAATTCTCAAAAGAGATTTGTCTATTCGTAAAAGGTATAAAACTACCTATAAAGATATTAAAAAGTATTTTACTATTATTAATAAATCAGTTTTTAATGATCTATTATCTCCATTTAACGAAATTCTAATAAAAAAAATTTATAGAGATAAAAAATCATGTACTCATACTTGGGGACAAGTGGTATGTTGGGAGTGGAAAAGAAAAGGTACAAAACAATACTGGTTAGAAATGTTACCAGAATACCGAGATAAGAGAGATTTTGTGGAAACGTTAGGACACGAAATGGTCCATCTATATCAAATGGCTAATATAGGTGATACAGGAAATCATAATAAGGTTTTCTATAGTTTTAGACCAAAGTTAAATAAAATTGGCCTTGATTTATAATATGGAGAGAAATGATGGCGAGAAGACAAGTAAAAGAACTAGACCCTTATTTAAAGGCTAGAATTGGTGAAGCAGTAATACAAGTAAGAGAACTTGCTAAACCAAGTAATTTATCAGGAGTAAGTAAAGTATATTACGAAGGTAATTGGGTAAAAGATATTCATAATAACTTTACCGATAAACAAGCACAAAAAATATTTGATAATGTCAATCAATTTAAAAACAAATTAGATTTCTTTCAAAAGAAGTTAGATTATGTCTATGATGATAAAGATGAGAGTCCTATTCAAGCATACG